CTTCGCAATTCTCGGTTTTTAACAAAGTAACCCATTATACCTCTGTAAAACTTACGCAAGTATTAATAGCGTTAATTTCACTTGCTTGGATTTGAATTGTATCACCTTCGCTTAATAATAATTTTTCACCACCAACAAAGAATTGATATGTGTCGTCCGCTGTTATTTCTAAATTAGATAAAACAACTGCAGATTCTACTATTGTTGAAAAATCATTAATGTCACTTGGGACAAGATACACATCTACTGCTACAGGTGAATTACTTGTATTAGTAATGCTAAAAAAAGTTACAACAGTATCATCGACACTGGTATATATTGTTTTTACACTGGTATCAACTGTGTTTACTGTTATTGCCATTTAAAATCCTTAAAGTATTAATGCCAGTTTTCTGGCTCGTTTGTATGCGACTAACTCATCTAATTCAGTTACATTTTGTACATAAACACCTGAATCACCGAGGTCTGGGGTGTTGCCATAGACCACTGTAGCGTTTGGAACAGCGGTGGGTGTATTTGACTGTTGGAATAATGTCTGGCTACCATCTAAACCAATTGCATTATTTGCAACATCTACTGTGAAATAGTTAGTGCCACCAAATGCTGTTTCACCGGCTTTGTACTGTACTGCGTTTGTGTCTCCGCCGGGTGCCGCTGCGGATGAAGTGGCAAGTGGCTCATAGTTGCCGTTACCATCAAGGTCAACATCATCTGATACTTCCCACTGGTTTGCATTTGAGTTATAGCGTAACCCAGCCAAATCATTGGCACCGGTTTGTGCAATTATCCCAACCTCTGGAAAATCGCCGGTATTTTCTGCACCTAATACAATATAAGGGTCTTTGATTGTAGTTTCTTCAACATTGATGGTTGTTGTATTACCAGTTACAGACAAATTACCATCAATTTTTACGGTATGCGTTTGTATACTGACGTTATCTGTTGATACATCTCCTGTGCCCGGCTCAACCGTTATTAAATAATAGTTTCCAGCAATTTTATTATAGGTGCTCATAAATCCCAGTCCTTCAAGTATTTATACTTGCAAGAAATGTATCAATATTGACTTCACTGTAATTTTCAATTTTGTTCAGTTTTGGAACTGTGGCAGATGTTTCTCCAATTACGCGGATAATTTTTGCATTCTTATATGTACCTAGAAGCGTTTTAATTTGATTAACCCAGTTACCAGCATATGTGGGAGGACCGCCAACTGCACGATAGTTATTGGTACCTGCATATACATTGTTGAACACTTTATCAGAACTTCCAAAATCGTGTCCTATTAAATACACTTTGTGATGCCCCTGATCTAACGCCAATGCTACACTTGCTGGTCCCGAACTCCATCCTCGCCATTGTGCAGGTAAATCTAAAGACCCTTTCTTAGTATCTGGGCGTCTGGTATAAAATTTATTGTTTTTTGGGTAGCCTGTATTTTCAATCTCTTTGGCTATCCCTTGATCGGTCGCAACTAATACATCTGGGGTCATATCCCTGTATAATGCATTACACCCGTAGATACTTCCGTGTGATTCTAAAAGACTGATATCAATATTAGTGCGGCTGTTTCCATTGCCAATAGCATATGCAGTATAGTTTGCCATTATTTTACATATCACATTTTGATAAAAAAGAGTCCCGATTAACGGGACTCTGTAGATCATATTACATATGATAATTTAGCTTGCATCTACTTGAACAGCAGATATTGTGACGTTGTCAACGCCATCAAGAATTGCCCGGTCACCAACATCTGGATCAGGTGCATTGAATGTAACAATGTAACTATTACCTTCAAAGTCTATTCCCCAACGGTTTGAGAAACGTGCCAAACGGAAAGCAACAGATGAATCATCAGTTGCTGTAACTGTCATTTCATTGTCTTCTAAAGTGCCATCGTCTTTGTCAACTAGGAAGCAAGGACCAACATTGCCGCCAACATTAACAAGATATTTTTTACTACCTTTTTGTCGAACGATGAATCCATCGCCTTCAGCGTTGTCGCCGACTTTTGCTCGACAAGTAATCTGCTTGTTACCAGAAAGTGATACATCACCACCAACAACACCGTAAGTGTTATCAGCACCTTCTGGCTTGTTGTAATACTCTGGATCTTGAGTTCTAATAGTACGATCTATATCGTTTGCTGTATTAGCGTTTGCAATTTTTAGTGGACGTCCCATTTGGTTTCTCCTTTTAGAAGTCCTTTGCGGGTTCTAGCCGCTACGCAGTGGGTTGTACGCTGCATAAAACACCGAATTGTGTTACTAATAGTATTTATGCAAATTCTTTTATCATCTTCGCCTTTAAAAGTGTCCAGTGATACAAATTTTGCATATAATTTTTTATTCCCATAACAAAAAGTGGAACTAAAGTTCCACTAATTCTTTAAGATACTGTTTGTTATCCAATAGTTAAATCATGATCAAGTGTTATTCAACTATCCTATCCCAGTAGGTAGAGTTTGTAGGTTCAGTATTTGCTGGTACAGGTTGTAGTGCACGGTAATAATCCGTAGAATCACTTTCCTCAGAATAGAACTGCACAACATTCCCTTCAATATATGAGGTTTCTGGTTTCCAATATCGAATAGGTGCAGCACCTACAGTGAAATCACACGTCATCGTGCTTCCCTCGGGAATTTTGATTTGCCACTGACCAAACAATTTACTTCTGTCATCTGGCTCGCCAGTATCAAATGGTTCGCCGTCCATTAACACGTTATCATTGGTATCGCTGACGACGTCACCGTCGTCCTCGGTAATATAGATAGCATTATCCAATTCAGGATCACTCAATGAGTTTTCGCCGAGAAACGTGCTCCGTGCATCACTATAACTCAATTCGCCACTCACTGCAGTTATTTCGAGTTTTCTGGTAACTTGTTCTTTGCCCTCTGTCCACGAAGCAATCTCAATATCTGGTCCTGATGAAATAGCACCTGAAAAAACTTCTGAGTCATCAAGTTTAATAACAACTTCAGGGTTTTCTACTTCAGTGCTCCCATTTCCAAAAATCTTTATTAGTCTATTCATTTTTTAAACTCCAAATGTGTTAATGTTATTTATATTCGTTTTATAGATCATAATATCGCACTATGCTTGTTCAGAACTTCTGTAAAAATCGTATCCAAATTGAAATTCTACTGCTGAACCATCATAAATTGGAAGATTGCCCATTCCATCATTGCCATCTCCGTGTCCTAATGCATAATGATTTTTAAAATCATACCAGCCCGTTTCAGTACTTCCACTGAGTATAGGTTCAGATATTATGTCTCGATAGGGACCATTAGGAGTAAATTTTTCTTCTGTATAAGACAAACCGTGCTCTGTGGTGTAGTTTTCTTTTGCGTCGACCAATAAAAGGTCTCCATTTTCTGATTCCACTTTTATATGCATTGATGGCAATCGTGAGTCCGGTAACTCGATTGGAGATTCTTCTTCATTTGGTGGGTAAGGAGCATCGACATCAACACTAATGACACGCGATTCCTCATGTTCGTGGAATGCAGTAAATTCTCCAGTATGATCAAAAGAAAAGGATTGGGTTTCTTGGTCGTCAACTGTAAAGTACACATTTGTAGGAACGTCTTGGGTTTTAGAGGTTACCTGAAAATAAAATTTTATCGTTTTGTTTGGCATAGTTTTCTCTTTTTGAGTTTGTTCTATATACTATTTATATTAATGTTGAAATTAAAAGTAACGGATGCCGTATTATTAATATCTTTTCTATGATGTTTTTTCTATAATCACTTTGTCAATATCTTTATTAACAACTCCTTCATACATTTTTCTGAAAAGGTTAAAGTTATTACTGAAAATTTCAGTATGTTCAGCAATATAATCTTTTATATATTGTATATCATATTTTGCAAGTCGTTGGATTTCATCACAAATTTTTTCTATTCGCTTTTGGGGATCTAAAATTCTGTCATATGATTCATCAACAAGATCAGGAAATGTTTGGAATCCTAAATTATGTAAATCCTCAATAGTACCCGGTGAACTTACCTCAATAAATGGTCTTTTGGCTAATGCACATTTAACCAGTTTTTCACTATAACAAGGACCGTGTCCATGATAACTTGATTCACAGTTAATTATGATTCCGCACCGTTTAGCATTATCAATATCTATTGTTGTCATCAATGGTGCCCATACTTCACCATCTACCCATTGTTCTGGAAAAAGTTCATAATCATGTTCTTTAATGCCCAAAAATCTATTAAAATTAGAATAAAATTTATTGCCATTTAAAAAAGACCATAGTGTATCTTCTAAAATTCCAGAATTTACTAAAAATTTCATTATGTAGTAATTATGATCATGTCTGCTTCCACTCAGTCGTTGAAATTTAAACTCTATTTTATCAATCTCTGAATTAGCCTGACTTACTTTGTTACATAATGCAAGGTCAAAATCAAATTTTGCATTTCCATATATCCTATACACGGCATTAAACCCAGATGATTGCAAAATATCAAAATAAAATTTGTCATTTACGTAGATTTTTTCATTTTTTAAATGATTAAAATATTTTGAACATAAAAAAACATATTCATCAAATGTTTTTGTAGGTTGTGAATTTTCTGCTATTACAAGTGCATATTTTTCTTCATTTTCAACACAGTTTTTAGCAAAATCATTGATTCTGAGTAGACACGCATCAAACGTTGATTCTTCAATGTATTCTACTAGTTCATAAAATGATTCTAACATTTGATTCTTTCCAATATTATATTAATAATATAATATTATTTAAACTTTAAGGTGAATACTTGTGCTTGCAATTTTTGCCGTGCCAGCGGGGGTAAGTGTTTACTGATATCATTTGATTACAATGAGGGCAGAGTTTTTTGGGCTTTGTTTTACCCAGATTAGATAAACTCCTACGAGCCTTTTCTTCCTCACTCTGTTTTCTTCCTTTCATTTTTGCACTAATCTTTGCACGTGTTTCTTCACTTACTTCGACACCATAACGGTGATTTTTTTCACCCTTATGTGCTTGGCTCATTTTTTCTTTCCACTCTTTACTAAATGGTTTTCTTTTTCTGCCTGTCTGAGCTTTAATTTGTTTTGACCGTTGTTCTTTAGTTAGTTTATTGCCTATGTTCTTTTCACTAATAGTTCGTCTAGCTTCTTCAGAATGTGTGCGGCCATACATGGGGTTGTTTTCGCCAAGTATTCGTTGTCTTTGTATTTCAGCATATTCTATTTTTAAATTTTCATATACTCTTGCAGTAATCTTATTAGTATAACGTTGACCTGATTTGTTTGCTCGCATCATACGCAATGCATATATCATTTTGTCTCTTTCTTCACCAACCGTAAACTTCGTCAAAAGCCAATGACAAATAAAATGTTCTCTTGCTGTTAAACATACAATGTTATCGGTCGTATCAAGTCCACCAAGACTACGTGGTAAAATGTGGTGGCGTTCAAAATATCCATTAAGAACTCTATCTTTTGCACGGTCTACTATTTGCTCATACCATTTTTTATATTTATTCATACTTTTATTTATATAAGTAAGCACAAAATAAAATATTGCAGACAAAAAAAAACAGGGCCCGAAGGCCCTGTTCAAACTTAAACTTTTAAGTTTAGTTTTAGCTGAAGCTTAGATTATTAACGGCGATTTCACCGACATAATCTCCAGCGTTACCGAACGAACTGGCAGTATTTGTCAATTCTATATATCCGTACCTCGTCATAAAGCTGACTACTGGCTCGAATGTGGACGGATCCAGTACCACACCACTGCTCATCAATGGAATGTATGGGCAGTAGAATGCAGGTGCGTCGGCCTCGCTTGAACCCTTATAACCAACGAGAACAGGTGTGTTATCATTAGCATAAGAATCAACGAATACACGCATAGCACCGTTGAGTGTACCGACAAACTTGGTGTTTGTTGGTGCTTCAAATGTACCTTCTGTGCTGCGAGCAAATGCGGATGTTGTAGCACTCTGGAGGACTGTAAGAGCCTGAGGGCTAACAACGGCATAGTTACCAGCACCACGACGGGTACGCTGTGCAATCTTGTTGGCAACACGGTTAACGAGAACTGCAAGAGCAGCGTGCTCATCACCGACGAATGTGCCAGTACCGGAAACTGTTGACTGGTCAAAAGTCTCTTCAACGGCAGCTAGGCTGCGTAGGCTGAGGAGAATCTCCTGATCAATTTCAGCAGTAATTTCCTGTGCAAGAGCAGCCATGACTTCTGCCTCGACATCGATACCGTGCATGGACTGTGCGTCCTGAGCGGCTTCGAATGTCCAGCGAGCCTGTAGCTTACGTGTCTTGGCTTCAACTGCCTGTTTGAGAATCTGTACGGAAATATTACGTCCGCCAGCACCCTCTAGACCGGCTGTTGGTGAGCCACGGAAATCGTTAGCTGTATCGCCGACACTAGCAGAATATGCCTGTGCAATCTTGAAGGGGCTTAGTGCCTCTTCACCAGCAGTTGTGCTTGTGCTTGCTGCTGAGTTGTCAGTAACACCGTCGCCATAACGCACACGTAGTGTGTGGATCTGACCAACAGGTCCTGTCATTGGCTGAACACCAACGAGTTCGTTAGCAATAACTGTTGGCATAACACGACGGATAACTGGTAGTATTACACGGTTAAGTGTAGCAACGTTACCTGCCATGGTGGTACCTGCAGCAGATTCCTTGAGATGCTGACGCGTATTCTCAAGGATAACCTTCATGCTGGAGCGACGTGACCCCTGTAGTCCTTCTAACAGGGCGTCTTTAGTCTCGTTCCAACGGCCTTCGAGTAGTTCTTGTGACATTTATATGTCTCCTTTTTCCTTTTAAAGTATTAAAGCCCTGCTAAACGCTTCAGGTCGATCACGTTTGACTGTGATTCATTGTCCTGATTTGTCTGGGCAGTTTTATCTCCAGTAACCTCACGAACAGATTCAGTAACAGTTTGTTTTTTGGACTTCTTGTTACCATTCTCTGCCAGCACGGCTGGAAGATATTTGTCAAATGTCTTACGCAACCGTGAGGTCTGGACATTTTCTAGCAAATTCTTCATGACTTCTTGCTTCTCTTCATTTAGAGGAGCAAGCAACTCTTCCATAACAGCGTTACGTTTGTTGCCTTCTTCAATCATGCGAATTCTGCGTTCTTTTGACTCAACAATTTGAGTTTGTTTTTTCATGGTTTCGGTGGCCTCGGCCAACTTCTGATCTTTATCAGCAAGGATCTTCTTTAGTTCACGCATCTCAGCATTTTCGTTGAGATGTGTTGTACCAAATTCAGATGCAAATGCCTCAAAGATACGGCGACCAAAGGTGTTCTCACGAGCAGCTTTGATATCCTCTTTAAGTTGTCCAAGTTCAGCTTTAAGATGCTTGGCAACAGCCTGACTCATTTTGCCAGAACTCTCTTGAACGAATTTCTTCTTGAGTGTTTCTAGCTTATCCCGAGCCTCAGAAACTAAACGAACACGTGTTTCCACGACTGCTTGTTTGTCTTTCTGGAACTCGGCAATTTCTTCAGCCAGTGCACGAGTGACAAAGCTTTCCATTTTGGAAATTGCTTTCTCTTGTGTGCCACGTTCTTCACGTAGTTCGCCAATTTCTTCAGCAAGTTTAGAAACCATAAAGTCGTTAAACTTCGTGGCATTTTCTTTTAACTTACTGTTGAAACGGACGCGGTCTTCAGCCAAGGCTTTCTTTTCTTCCTTGACAGCTTGGACCTCACTAGTGATGCCGTCTGTAACCATGCGATCTAATGCTTCCACCATTACCTGTTTGTCATGCTCGTACTTTCCTGCAAACTCCTCACGAAGTTCTGCACGGATTTCATTACGAGCCTCATTAAGTTTAGCTTCCCAAGCTTCGGAGATCTCTTGGCGAGTGTCTTCGTTGATTAGGTCGCTGTCTAGTAATGGCTTGATAGCATCTAACATGCGTTTCTCCCTAGATTTTCAAATCCTTGATTAGGCGAATTACTTCGCTTTTCAAGTATTTTTGAACTTTGTTGTCCATTCCAGCTTCCTTTCCCATTTCCAACAACTTATGACCATTCTTCATATTAAGAAGACCTTCATAAATTGCCGTTGGATATGCGTTAGGAGCACTGGGCTGGGCTACTACATCAACAGTGACTATTTCAAAGTCACTGACATGTCCTGTTGTGTTGTCAACATTACCGCTTCCACGGCTTGAAACACCCAATTTAACTCCGGATTGAAGCATTGTTTTAACCAGTTCACCCATGGGCGTTGGCAAAACTTTTAGTTTGCCGTAACCATTGGGTCCGTCCATCCACATCTCTGTAATCATGTGTGACACACGATCAAGATTGATTTTTAGATCATCTGGATGGTCAACTTCACCTAATACAGAGTTTCCGCTCGTAATTTCTTCGTTAAGAGTTTTTACTGCTGTATCAATTTCATTGACTGGATAAACACGCTCATTGGCATTTTTTACACCACCTTGGATGCAAATGCCTTTCATATACAAACTCTTGCCATTATCTGCATCCTCAAGTACAATCTGGGCTGCATCGAATGTGAGGTGTTCTTTCAAATAATGACTCATTTGATATCCTTAGTTAAATGTGCTTTTTGTGTTGACTTCGCTTGGCTCTGAGTCTGTTGCAGTTGGTGCTTTGTCAAGCTTATCAACGTGCGTGGTATGACCCATGTCCTTTGCGTCAGGTGCGTTGCGGCCTTTTTCGTCGCTGTCACCCAACTTGAATGGGTCAGCGTCGATGCCTTTGGCACCTGAGTTTGCAGCTACTGTGCTTTTGTCATGCACAAAGCTTTCTTCTGAATCTTTTGCTTTAGGAGCGGCTTCAAGTTCAAGGGCTTCGTCAAGTTCAAGCGTTTCGTCTTCCATGTCGCTTGGCTCGTCACCCATTTCTTCTGTGTCTTCCATGTCGCCCATGTCTTGTACTGATTCTTCGCCTTCTTCAGAAGTCATTAATGTTTCAAACTCAGCCATTAGTTCGTTAAGTTTGTCCTCAACATCAACTACACGGTCTTCAAGTTCTTCAACTTCTTCCTCGGCGTCATCACCGTTATCAGTATCTTCCATGTCTCCAAGGTCCATATCATCTTCTTCGGAATCATCTTCCGAATCCATTGACATGCCCTCTTCATCACTTTCGATATCAGTTATAAAGTCATCAGCAGCGTCGCCACCGAGTTCTTCTGTGTCCTCTTCGGACATGAGGTTTTCGTAAATGTCACGACTTTTTTCCACGACAATTTCGTGAAATAGTTCGCGAGCTTTTGCCTCTTCATCATTGATCACGTATTCGATCAGACGTTCAAACTTTTCCATTAGATCCTCCAGATATGGCTCGTCTTGATATTATTTACAAAAATGTTACATAAAACGGGTGTTTAGGGCATATTTTTGTAAAAAAATAATGTTTTAGCGGGATATTATTGATTTTTGTAGAAAATTACAGTTCCATTGCAGATTCTGCGTCACCACCAGATTGGGAGTATTGTTTTTTTATACGCTCAACTTTTTGTTGTTCCTCATATGCACGAACATCTTGCATTCGTCGGAGTTTATTGATTTGCATTAGCGTTAGTCGACTTTTTCTAAGATCATCAAGTCCTATTGTACTGTTATCATCTTCAATATCTTGAAAATCATCAGGGGGCAAATCAAACATTTCATTTAAATTCATAATAATATTTATTCTTTTATTGATATAAAATTTGTCTGGTGTTAGGTCTAACCTACAGAATTCTCAAGTGTTATTTCTAATAATTTTTGTGCTTCTACTGCAAACTCCATTGGCAACTCTCTGAAAACTTCTTTACAAAATCCATTGACAATCATAGAAACTGCGTCTTCTGCTGATATGCCTCTAGACAAACAATATAGAATTTGATCTTCGCCGATTTTAGAGGTAGTTGCTTCATGTTCTAATTGTGCAGTACTATTATTGATATCAAGATATGGAAAAGTATGAGCACCACAAGTATCACTCATCAACATAGAATCACATTGTGAGTAATTTCTTGCGTTCTCTGCAGTTGGTGCCACCCTCACAAGACCACGATATACTTGAGTACCTTCGTCTGCTGATATTCCCTTTGACACAATTGTACTATTGGTATTTTTACCAAGATGAATCATTTTTGTGCCAGTATCTGCTTGCTGTCGCATCCGACTTACTGCAACACTATAAAACTCGCCCGTTGAGTTGTCTCCTTTTAGCACAACAGAAGGATACTTCCACGTTATAGCAGAGCCGGTTTCTACTTGTGTCCAAGATATCTTTGAATTATCACCTTTACACATCCCTCGTTTAGTAACGAAGTTATATACACCACCCTTTCCCTCTTTATCACCGGGGTACCAGTTTTGAACAGTAGAATACTTTATTTGGGCGTTATCTAATGCAACCAACTCAACGACTGCAGCGTGTAGTTGGTGTTCATCTCTCATTGGTGCTGTGCAACCTTCTAGGTATGAAACGGTTGCAGAATCTTCGGCTATAATAAGAGTTCTCTCAAACTGTCCTGTATTGGCTGCATTAATTCTAAAGTATGTTGATAACTCCATTGGACATTTCACACCCTTTGGAATATAAACAAATGAACCATCTGTAAAAACAGCAGAGTTAAGTGCTGCAAAGAAGTTATCATTATGTGGTATAACTGTTCCCAGATATTCCTTTACCAATTCTGGATGCTCTTGTACAGCCTCGCTCATTGAGCAGAATATAATACCTTTCTCTGCTAATTTTTCTTTATACGACGTAGCCACAGACACAGAATCAAAAACAGCATCCACTGCAACGTTAGTCACCCCTGCCAACATTTCTTGCTCATATAAAGGAATACCTAACTTGTCATAAGTGGCTTTTATCTCAGGATCTATATCATCTAGGCTTTCTGGGCGGTCTGCATCTGATTTTGGGGCTGAGAAATAAGAAATTGCCTGATAATCAATTGGGTCATAATGTACATACTGCCAATTAGGATGTTCCATTTTTAACCAATTTCTATAAGCGGTTAATCTCCATTCCAATAACCATTCGGGTTCATTCTTTTTTGCAGATATAAAACGTATTACATCTTCATTTAATCCGGGTTCAATGGTATCTTGATCAATATCAGTAAAGAACCCTGCTTCATATCCTTTACCGGAAAAATCTTCTAGCGTGGTTGCGGCTGTTACATCTGCCATCCTTTCGCCTCCTGTATGGTGTTGATGGAAATTTTGCGTTTCATTTGTTGAAACGTAAATGACTTGTAGATGAAACGAAAAAATCAAGTTTCATCTGGTTCTGCATCACCGCCTACGTCATCTCCACCTTCTAGATCAAGATCATCGCCTTCTAAATCAAGATCAAGGTCATCAGCGGTTTCAAGGTCACTATCCATGTCACCCGGCATCATTCCTACTGAACGCAAATCTTGGCCAGATGCTTCTGCTGGTTCTGATTCGCTTTGTTCTTCTGCCCACAGTTGTTCGTTTTCTACTAATTCTTCTTCGGTTAGACCTAAGAAACGTTTTAGGGCAAATCTTTTGCTGATGTATCCCAAACCTTCAACACTCTGGAATGCATTGATCCTAGTATTATCAAGTTCAGCCTGACGATAACTTGCAAAGTTTTGTGGCGGAGTAAATGATAAGTTGAATAAGCTTGCATCAATATTGAACCCTCTCCAACGAAGGAACATTTTGAATTCATCATCTAGTTTTTGTATTATTAACCGTTGTAGTCGCTGACAATACTGATTAAATCTATGCTCTTGTATTAAGGCAGTTCCCAAACGACCGTCATTTGAAGTTCTTTCTGAATCTTCAGGTCCAGTTGGAAGATAACTTGATGGAACACGAAGTCCTCGTGCTAACTTGTTGTTAAAATACTTAAGATCATCAATCTCGCCCAAATTCTGGCCGCCGGGAAGTACATCAACTGAACTTCCTCGTCCGTCTGCTGATTGTGGGAAGAAATAATCCTCGTGTGTTGACAGAGGATTATAACTTGAGTCTAATACCTGATCACCACCACCATCATTTGTAGGAATCCTACGTTGGTGAATCTCATTTTTAATTCTTTCAACAAACTGCATAGCCAAATGACTTGGCATATCGCCGGTATCTATCTTAAATACTCTGCGTTCTGGTGCACGTTGAACACGGTAAATTAATATAGCATCCTCAAGTAATTCCTTTTGCTTGAATACTTTGAATACCATTTCTAGTATGCTCTGACCAAACGGCCAGTACATATCAAGTCCTTCAGACAAACTCATATGCACAACGTGCTCAGCGTCAAGGCACATTTCATTCGCTGTAGTAGAAAATCTTCCTTCTTGACCTAATGGGGCATTGGGAACAGTTCTGTTATACTGGCTTTGATAACCACCGGAAGTTGGTGTTACCTGATAATCCGTAGTTGTTTTTGGTGCAACAGTTAAATTCTGAAAGTTTGGATTAATGTCTTGAATAACATATTGTTCTGGACGCTTGCCTTCACTTTCATTGACGATTACTCGGTTGACTTTTGTCATATCAACCCAGTACATCTCAAATGTTTCTGGGTCTCTTACAAATACCTGATCACCATACTTGATAGTGTTACGAAACAGTTTAAAAATTCGTTGGTCTAATTTATTGATCTTGCACCACTGCTGAAGTTGCTTTTTGATTATATCAACTTCATTGTCGGTTGGATCATCCATGTAATTTACTTCAAATGGAGTACCATTCTGGTCATTCTCTTGAGTACAAAATTCTGCCAAAATATCTAAACAAGCATTGATCTCTGCATCCATGTCCATGTTTTCATATTGGTTATATCTTTCAACACGGTTAGGGTGTCCAGTATAAACTTCTGGTAATCGGCTTTGGTAATTTCTAAAAGATACATCTGAACCTGAGGTAGATCCACCATATCCGGTTCCGTAATTTATACCTCGGTTGTTGTTTCCAGATATTGGACTTAAGTTTCCACCGGGATCTGCTACTTTAAAGTATTTTTTCCAGCCACCACTGCTGGTTTTTGTCATTTTGGCCATGTTTTTATTTACCGTTATGCATATGAGTTCTGTAGGATTTTACTCATAATGCTGTTGTTTGATTCTGAAACTCTGATTAAACTGTCTAATTTTGTAGTTTGATCCTGAATACTTCTCAACTGTTCTCGTAAATTGCGATTTAGTGTTTGAGTTTGTTCGTTTGGACTGTTGTCATTGACAGGAGATGTCATATTATTTGACAGTGTTTCAATGCCATCAACAAAAGTATTTGTCATATTATTAATATCAGTCATATATGTCATGACATTATTAAAACCACTACTAATATTATCAAATGAATTTAAAGTGCCACCAAGGTTATTAGTGAATCCATCTATGATATTTTCAAAATTTCCTAATCCACTTAGAGATACAGGAATTGAATCACCATCAGGAAGTGGGACTACAGCCTCAGTACCGTGCATTAACGACAGATATCCCGAATCAGGGCCTGTACTAATCCCGCCTGTGCGATAAGAGCTTATTTCATCCAACCCAATCTCAAGTTGCTTAGATATTTCTTCAGCAACCTGATCTTTATATTGTCTACCAGCAGATGCTTCGTCATGTTTGTCTAAACCTAAGTATCTCTGGGCGAGAGCACTTATTAGCGTTGTGTCTTCATTTCTTTCTGATAGATTGGTGTCTAAATCTACTCCCGGTATTCCTCTAACAATGCGTCTGGCAGTATTGCCTTCCGGGTCGCCGGGCCCAGAGAACAAATCTTTAGCTGTGATTGTACTTTTGGTTTTTAAAGCATCAATTAGGCTTCCAACAACGCGGCCTTCTTGTGTCTCATATGCTGTTTTTCCCGACGCTGAAAACTCTACTTTACCACTGCCCATTATTGATGGGGATTCTGGTATGGCGTCCATTCCTGCTGTAGATCCGCTAAGAAAATTAGCACCTGCTGCTTGTTCGCCTTCTTCTCTGCCGATAAACGGCATTGTTTCTAGTAACTCAACAACACTTCGTGTGACTCCTGCAAAACTTTCCATCATTGCCGTTGCAGGTGCCACACCGTCTTGTACCATAGCCTGAAGTGCATCACGTGTATCCATTTGAGCAATTCTTAAGTCTGTGCTCATTCCGACTAAACTGTTTTGTTGTTCAGTAGTGTCTTCTTGTGCAAGATAAGCTTCTTTCATCCTCTCAGTAAGATTTCCTTGTGCACTGTTTAAAGCATCTGCACCTTCAGAAAATTGACCCATAGCTTGATCAAATGAACCTGTCAACCCCAGCACAAGATCTCTGTTTGCTGATTCTCCTAAACTCGTTACAAAATCTTCAACAAATTGGATTGGATCGGTGACACCTTCAGCCAAATCCGTGGCTTGCTTAAGTGCTTCGCCGCGTGTTCTGACCATAAGCTGTGTGGCTTCTTCGCCTACTACGAAGCCTGTTATTAATGATCTAAGACCTTTTTCAGCACCCGGGAATTCTTCTGCTATAAGGCCAAACATCCGCTCTATTTGCTCAGCACGTTCCTCTTCTCCACTATTTCTGAGTTGCAACATTTTTGCACGAAATTGTTGATCACGACGAGCAGCTATTATATTTTCCTCTAACTGGTCCCTCTGAATACCAGTGGCACGGGTGAGTGCATCAACAGTTTTTAAGTATTCTTCTGAAGAATCAGTTAACTGGCGTGTGCTTCGGCTCTGTGTCATCCCAACTTGAGATTGTAATGCAATATAATCTACCATTGCCTCATTCATCTCAGGCACGGTATACCCAAGCATCATAAATTCTCTACGAAGGTTTGTTTGTGTAATCCCAGCGGCAATCTCTCCTAATTGGTTGGTCGCTTCACCAACTGTTGGAGCGAATTTGGATAGTTCCTGACGATTATTCGCTATCATCTGGGTGAACTGGTCAAGTTGTTCAATACCCATTGTAAATTTTTGAAGGTTTTCAAAAACTTGATCAAGACCACCAGCGGTAGCTGCACCAGATTTAGCTAAGTCTTGATAGCTACTATAAAGAGTGTCGCCCTGTTCAGCAGCAGCCTGTAAGTAATTTGACATACCTCTTATTGCAACCGAGGCAATTCCTGCAGCTTTTCCCAGTCCCGGAATTGCAAAGACCAAACCAGATAATACCGAACTTAGAGAATCTAGAGAGTCGTTAAATGAAGACGCACCCTGATCACCACGGTACATTGATCTACCTAAATCAGTGGCGGTTCTTCCTAATTTATTGAACGCTCCTTTGAGATCATTGGTTTCTTTAGTGGCTTGTTTAAGTTTGTCTTTGAGTTTGTCCATCTCATCATAGACTTCTTTGCTGACATCTTTGCCACGTTTTTGTGCCTCATTAACCTCTTCCATTAAATCTGCAAGACGGGCTAAAATATCTTGTACTTCTCTTTCATCCATTTTGATTGACCTATAATATGCGTATATAAATAACTGATATATCTTATTTTATTTATGGAAGGAAATATGAACGATTCACAGAACCCACTCGCAGGATATTTTAGACAACCAGCAATTTATATCCGGTTGCCATCAGATGGTCAGTATTACCCTGATGGAACATTACAACCATCAGAAAACAACGAATACCCGGTGCTGCCTATGACAGCAATGGATGAGATTTCTTATAGAACACCTGATGCACTGTATAATGGTCAGGCCGTGGTATCCGTAATACAAAGTTGTGTCCCAAATATCAAAAATGCTTGGGCTGTACCAGCCTGTGACATAGACACAATATTAATTGGTATTCGCATTGCAACTTATGGGCACGATTTGGATTTAACAGTGCAATGCCCAGAATGCAAAAACAAAGAAGACAGAACACTTGATTTAAGACAAGCACTTGACCAGATAGAATCACCTGACTATACACTCCCGATTGCTCGTGGTGATTTAGAAATCTATCTAAAGCCAATGAACTACAAAAATCTCAATGAAAACAACTCTATTCAGTTTGAAGAACAAAAAATTCTGCAAATGTTGCCTGACACTGATATAGATGAGAAAGAAAAGATAGAAAAAATGAACCAAGCATTAACAAAAATTACTGATATGACAGTTCATGCATTGGCACAAAATATCATATCTATAAAAACACCCGAAGCAAATGTCACTGAAACTGCTTACATAGCAGATTTTTTGAATAACACTGATCGTGAATTTTTTAATATGATCCGTGACACTATCACTGAAAGAAAGAGAAAATCAGAATTAAAACCAGTTAGTGTTGAGTGTTCAGAGTGTAATCATACCTTTGAGCAAGGATACACAATGGATATGACAAATTTTTTCGGGGCCGCCTCTTAGCAGCAGACCAAGAAGAGGTGGCCACTATTGTGGATAATATGGAGAAAGAAACTAACCAGATCAGACAAGAACTGGTGAAGATGTGTTGGTTTATGCGTGGTGGTATAACCTACGACTTAGCACTACAATTAAGCCCACACGAAAGAAACATAATGTCTCAATTAGTCAAAGATAACTTAGAAACCACCAAGAAAACTGGTTTAAATTTCTTTTAATCACCGATCTCACAAACACACACAAAGAACTAACTATCACTTTGAAGATGTGCTACGCACATCTGTTGGTTCGCTTTCGCTCACCAACTTCTTTTTCTTAATAATATAGTATCAAAACAATATAACGAACGAAGTGAGTAATCTAATATTATCTAGATTGATCAGACACACTCAGCCCTTTACGGGCAGAGAAAGACTGTAAAACATTATCTGAGTATCACAGACACACAACATTAGAACTATATGTTTCTATAACTGATGCATAAATGGTCTTTAAAACGTCAATATGCTCTGTTTATGAAACACTCACAGGCGGTTGGCCGGTACCTGCTCATTCCGTCTCATTTCCAACGGCAATCCAATATACAAATGTTGTCTTGTATATTCGACCCGGGTTCGTAACCCATCTTTTTGCCCTTTATAATATTGCCTTTTCAAACCGTCAAACAGCGGGTCTTACAAGCTGTCCTCATCCTATACGGGTAGTGACGGAGTTCTCCTAGCGGCGAGAAGTTTTCGGTTCCCTGTGACTTAAAAGCCCAGTTTTCCTCGGCACCCGAGTTTGGCCGGTGCGAGCCTTTACCGCTTGTTTATAAGTTTTTTATAAGTTGTTTAAGAGTTGTTTAGGATGCCTGACAGAGGTGCCTTACATTTTCTGAATTTAAGTGCCAAAAATGAGAATGTTCCATTATAAGCCATGAAGTGTTATTGGGGCCTTGATATATGAAGTGTTTATCGTAGTTAAGTTCGGTGTTAATTTTTTTTAGTTGTGCTGCTATGTATGTGCCTTTGCGATTGAATTTCATAAAAATAATATTGAAATCTTCTGGGTCAGCAGGATCTAGACACTGTTCTATCCAAGTGTCTAATAACTTTACTGATCCAGAAAAAAGTTGGTGGAAAGGAAACTCTTTATAACTTTTGCATTCTGCATTCATTAAGGGAAAACTTTGACCGGGGATAATATCACCCTTGAAAGTTCTTATTTGGCCTTCGTGCAGAAACTCTTTTCGTTTTGCATTTGAACCACCTATATAACTTCCCGAACCCGGAGCCCGTAAAAATTTCTCACCATATAAATTGGTTAAGAAATCTGCGGTTTGTCTTTCAAAACTATTCCCTTTGTTTTTACTTGGTGATGGCATCTATCGTATTTGTACTTCGTATTTCCATTGTTGGTCAAATGTTGTCTCACCGTTTGTAGTACCACAAGTGGATTTACAAACTGGGTGTGGAGATTCAGAGTTCCAACTTTCTTTTATTTTTTGAAAATCAATAATGTTGTTATACTCTCGGTTTCCAAGCCAACAACAGGGACTAACTTTTCCACGTGCATCAATATATATACTTTTATCTTTCAACGCAGCACAATCAATTTTTCCAGTTACGCTGTCTTTTGGCTTTTTCCAATTAATCGGGTGTTTTATTGTTTTTGTTTCTGGTCTTTTGCTTACTTTTGCTCTAAACCAAGTAAACCCCATAGCATCTGCTAATTTTTTTGCTTCTTCTACTTGGTGTTGATTGTGTTGGTATATCAGCATATCCCAATGTGCAGAACCACCGTGATTAATGAATGTGGAAATGTTTTCCATCATAATGTCCCAATTTACGTTTACCCGATATAGATGATTTGTATCGCGTAAACCATCTATACTAAACACCACATAGTCATAAGTCTGGTCAAAGATGTTTGCTAAATCAGCCCACCATTCTTTTGAGCGTAATCCGCCATTAGTATTCATCCCAAGCGTTATCGTGGGGTTGATTTCTCTAAACTTCCTGTATATATCTAGTGTATATTTTCCTGCCGCCGGGTCACCATAATTTCCACACATGAACATTTTTTCTAACTGCTTTATTCTATCTTCAGGGAAACAATTAGATATTTGTTGATACGTTAAATGATTTTTTTTATTTTTATCAAATAGTGGATCAGTTTCTCTTGCACATAAAGGACAAGCTGCTTGACAAACATCAGTTGGCTCTAAATGTAAAACCCGTACATCCCTATCAATCATTACATAGTTTCCAAACTATATTCGGTAAATCCGTTTGTCTTGACTACATTTAGCACATTCTCTACTCTGCCAATTAAATCTTCGCGGTGAGATACCAACCAAACAGATTTATTCCTTTCACGACTCATTTTCTTGAGAAGTGACAAACTGTTTTCAACACCAGACGTATCCATTCCAGAATCAACCAACTCGTCAATGAATAAGACATTGATTGAACCATACAGACTTTCCCATACATCTCGGAATGCCCAACTCATAGAGAGGATAAGACGATTTCTCTCACCACGTGATAGGTTATCAAAATCAAGATCACGACCCAATTCGGTTATTTCTACGCTTAAATCATTTTGGAATACAATCTGATGCGGTAATCCAATGTTATCAAGATAATGAGACAGTCTTGCGTTTAAATAACTCAAGTTCTGATCAATAATTTTTTTCCGAATAAATGAGTCTTTGTTTGTTAATAATTTGAGCAGGAAGTCTTGGTGCTCTTGAAGTCGCGTTAGATAATTCAAATGCTCGTAAGAAACTTCTTGTAGTGCCTGATTTTTCATATCATCAATTTGTTCGGTATATGGATCTTCTTCAGAATTCTTTTGTTCAAGTTCCTTTTCCAAAGACCCCAAACTGCTTTGATGCTCATATGCTAATTCTAGGGTATCATAAAAAACTGTTGGTGGTGATTTCAACTCACCAGAGTCGTCAATGACTTTCTGATATTTTTCTTGTTCAGCAGAATTCTCAGAAATTTGTTGAGCGGTTTCTTGTAGAGTTTCTCGTTTCTCAGCAAGGATACTCTCATGCTGTTCATCATGTAGTTCTTGTCCACAAGCATAGCAGCGATGATCTTCTAGTTGTGTTATTTCTTTTTCTAGTTTTGATGATTGTTTGTCTAGACGAGTGTTTTCTTGTTGTAATGACTTGATCCAACGATTAGCATCATCAACCATTTTTTTCTGCGTATTAAATTCATCTAAAAGCCGATGATTTTCTATTTCTTGATTAATATCAACGTGTGACAAACTTTCAATGGCGGCTGATAATTTATCAACGTCTTCTTTTTTCTTGTTTTGCCACATTTTACTGCGTTTTTCTAGACTAGAAATCTGCTCTTCAATTCGTTTATTTGCCTCTTGGACAGCACGAATTCTCATTTCCTCTTGAGAAATGTCATCTTTGGTTGATTTGGCAAGTTCTTTGACACGATCTGCTCTTTCACTGAGCATGGTAATGCCCAGTAATTGCTCAATAATATCACGCTGGTCGTTTGCTTTGAGACTAAGGAATGGTTGTGAATAAGTGTTTAATGCCAATACGTGTTTAAACATATCATGACTCATGTTTAACACTCGCTCAATTTCGTGTTGAGTTTCACGACTATCGCCCTGAGCATTATCATCAGATTGTTCAGTTTCAGTGTTGTCAATAAAAAACTTTAGAACATTGGGTTTACGACCACGTTCTACACGATAATCAACACTATCAACTGAGAAGTCTAAACTTACCATCATATGCTTGTTGTTAGTTTTATTAACAAGATTATCTTTCTTGATACTTGTTAATGCTTGACCATAGAGTGCATACGACAGAGCGTTAATAATAGTTGTTTTTCCCGTTCCATTACGATTACCCTCTCCATCACCGCCTAAATCAAGGTTTTCACCAAGCACAAGCGTTAAGTCATCACGGTCAAAGTTTACTGCTTGAGTGGTATTACCCACACTCATAAAGTTTTTAACTGTTAGATTTTTTATTTTAATCATATATTGTAAAGTTTATAATGCTCTATAAATTTCTAGTAGTAAATTTGGATCATAAAATTCAGAATTGATATTTGTAATCTGGTCTGTGATGATCTGATCAACACTTTCAAAATGCACTTGTTCTGGTGAGTGATCATTGCCAACTTCTGACTTTTTACTTGACATTAGTGCAAGTTCACGCAAATTATACTTTTCAACAAAGGTTTCTTTAATATAGTTTGCTTCTTCGTATGAAATCTCTATATCAAGAGGCACTCTTACGTGCATCTTTGGTTTTAATATACTATCAGCATTATCAATCAAATATGACAAATTAAATGTGTTGTATAGAGGCTGATCTGGCCAAGCGAAAAATCTTTCTTCTTCACCCCATTCAAGAATCATACATCCACGCTCGCTATCACCAGCATCAGAGAAATTATGTGGGAAAGCATTGCCAATGTAATAGATATTTTTTTGCTTTTGACGAAGGTGAAAGTGACCAGAATACACTCGCTCTATTCCGCCAAAGTGATCATGCTTTAACTCGCCATGGTCGGGCATTTCAACCATTGCATTCATTTTAAAATGCGGTAATTCAAAATGACCAAACATATACTTTGCTTCAGCCTTTTTGATCTTTTTGTGTTCGTCACCAACAAGCCAAGGTACAAAGATACAATCACCATCTTCATACCAGTCGTTTAATACATTGACATTGGGTAAATGTTTGGCCCACTCAGTTCCATGAACATCACGTTTATCTTTAAAATATAGATCGTGGTTGCCCGGAATCATATACACTTGTTCAAAATTTTGGGATATTTTTTCAAGTGCTCTAATACCAGTGCTTAGCGTTTGTAGATTTATAGAATTTCTGTGGTGGTGCCAATCACCCATAAAAATACACGTCTCGCAATTTTCTTTTTTTGCAAGGGCTATCATCCAGTCAATAAAATGTTCGCAGTCCTGATTATGTAATATACTATTTGATTTTTGTCCTAGGTGTATATCAGTAAACACCATGGCTTTCTGGAAAAGATTGCTCATAAAGTTAGTTTAAATTTTCTCTGACTAATTTAATTTTTTTTGTTGTTTTGGGTTCTGTATGCCGCAGTACCATCCATCATCTGTGCTTCTGATGTGTTTGAAAACTGACGAGTCCAAGATGGATCTAAACCGTTCATTTCCAAAATATCATCACGAATACTCTGATTCTTCTTCTCAGTATTCAATACACGGGTAAATGAATTAGTTATAGTTGCAGTATAATATGCAAATGGGTTTTGACTTTTTGACTCATCAAATTGCAAACCAATCTGACTTAACTGTAGTAGTGCCTGACCACGCATTTCTTCGTTGTAACTATATCCTCTCCAGTTAAATCTGGTAGCATATCGTTCACACAACTTGATAAACATAGTGGCTAACTTGTGAGTCATAGTTCCGTGGTCTTTGGAAAAATGTCCTGTTTCCAAATCACCTTTCCAATGGCTCTTGCCCACAAGATATGGTTTGCGGTCTTTGTCAATGCGATAATGAAAGAATGGAGGGAAATTCATTTTCATTCGCACCATTTCTACATCTGGATCGTCGGCTGGATCTACAATTTCTTCTGTATTCTCACTATCAAACTCATCATCAAAGTCCATGATGTCTTCTAGCTTACGCTTTTTGGTAGCAGGAGAACGAGAATTTTTGGCTTTCTTTTTCGGAACCATAGGAATGTGTTCCCATGTGGTTACACGAAAAACAAGGTCGGTATTTGGAATTTTCTTTTCATCGTGCTTTACGCCAGTCTCTTTTGTTAGACGGGCAGCACGATTCCGGCGAGCCTCTGCTACTGTCCGTAAGTTGATTTTTTCCATACTAGGAAGAATAATATCAAACTGATGGTCGTTTTCACGATCCCGGAATGAACAGTAAGTGTTTTTGCTTTTGTGAATTTCTTTTAGAATGTCTCTGTTGTTTAGATAATTGACGCGTTTCTTTGGCTTTTGGTCTGCCATGTACTTGTGATACTCCTCGATTCAACCTCGTATTGTACTTATATTGGGTGTTATTGTCAAGTATAAATATTAATTATGGCAAACACTGCATCAAGCGTAGATCCTAATCTGCCGCCCCCACCAGAACAACTTGCAAGGGAACAAAACCCAGATGCATTTGAGTCTCTTGGTTCTGAACAAAACACTGTTCAAGGAGCAAGAGCACAGCGAGCAGGACGAGATCCGGCGGATGCAGACTGGCGAGTCAAGTTATCGCTTGCCCCACAGGCAAATTATCTTTATAAAGCATCAGACCCGGGCATTTTGGCCCCATTGCAGGTAACAAACGGTGTAATATTTCCATATACGCCGAAAATTGATACGGTTTATTATGCAAATTATAACAATGAAGATTTAACACATTCAAATTATCGTGCATATTTCTATCAAAACAGCTATCCGGGTGAGGTATTAGTTCAAGCAACTTTTACCGCACAAACCTCTGAAGAAGCAGATTATATGTTGGCTGTGATACATTTTTTCCGTTCTGCCACGAAAATGTTTTATGGACAAGATGATCAAAGAGGAACCCCGCCACCAGTGTTATACTTGGATGGACTGGGAGAGTTTCAATACAATCTTCATCCGTGTGTAATCTCGCAATTTAACTATAATTTGCCTGATGATGTAGATTATATTCGGGCAGCGGCACCCAGCCGGTTTAACCAACCACAAGCCAGTAACCCCACCGAAGATACTAGTTTTTGGGCAAAAACCGCTTCCAGTTTGCTTGAACAGTTTGATGGTGCTGCTGCACGATTAGCAGCATCAGCACTGGTACCCGGTGCTCCTGCTGAAACACTATCTACATCACCGAGCGAAATATCCGATTTTGTTGCTAGAAACAGGATTTCAAACACCTTACAACGACCAACATATGTTCCGACGGAATTAAGTTTGTCTTTAACATTATTGCCAATTCAAAGTCGCAAACAAATTAGTGAGCAATTTAGCCTTCGTGATTTTGCATCAGGCAAACTGCTTAAGAGAGGATTCTGGTAATGGCGGAACAGTATAGTCAGTTTAGTCCTTATTATGATACAAATGTGCGTTCAGGTCGTCTTGGGTTTATGCAGAACAGGCCAATCCCCAAAGACCCAACTGACAAGCGTTTTGAAATTAACTCAATATACGAGTTTCGCCCAGACTTACTGGCACACGACCTGTATGGTGAATCTCGTCTTTGGTGGGTGTTTGCACAAAGAAACCCAAACACGCTCATAGATCCTTTGGGAGACTTTCGTTCAGGAGTAAGTATTAGATTACCGCAATTAGAAAATTTGCGTGTAGCATTAGGAATTTAATACTTTATTATGGCAGATCTTTCATTAGTTGAACTTCTCGCAGGTGGTGACCCAGACGGCTGGAAAGAGTTCTTCCCAAACTACGAACCCAACAACGACGTTAGAGTACAAAAAGCAAGAGCAATCTCTCAAGGCATTGGTCCTCAAGAAAGGGCTCTTGCAGTTGATGAAACCCTTTCAGATAGATCAGCAGCATTCCAATCAACCCCCCTAAGTGACTCAGACGTAGAATTAACTCGGGAGGTAACAGGAGGCCGCTTAGACTTAGGAGATGTTCGCGAAGTTCCCGGGGTAATTGTAGGTGACTCTGGAACATTTCAATCTTTAGCAGAAGCAGAAGAAACTCTTGCAGAAGAAAGACAACAAGCGGACACAAGTTCTGGCGATATTGTTGATCAAGCCCAGCGTGCCCGATCTCCAAACTCTAATACACAGCGTCCTGAGTCCGGGCTAGACGCACAAAGAGACACGCTTGCCAACGCAGTAGAAGATAGAGAAGACAGAGAAGACAGAGAGAACAGGGAGGATACTGGCGGGCAAGGACGTGGAACTGTATCAAGTGATTCGGGCGGCGTAGAAAGTACCCCAAGAACTGATGCGTTATCACAAGCAGGAATCGGAGTACAAGGACAAACACCTTTAGGAAATGAGCCCGAAGGGCAGCCAGAGACTGCGTCGGATGATGAAGGCGATGAATCGGTCGATGATTTCCAAGGGGAGACCATAGAGCCTGATGTAGTAATTGAAAACGTTAATATTCCCGGAAATTTTGTAACAGAACTAAAACCAAAACCAAATATATTATCAGAATTCAGCAGTTACACGTATTCGGTATCAATGTACCTGACCCGAGCAGAAGACTACCGAAATATGGTCCAAACAGGCGAAAAAAAATTATTTAACAGTACATTATTAGTACAATCAGGGGGTATAAAAACCCCAGAAAATTCCCGACGAAACCCTTATTTTGATGTTGATTTCTATATTGATGACCTTGAAATTAATTCTTTGGTTACTGGGAAGGCCAATCAAGGAGCACATAATGCAACAACGTTGCGTTTTAGTTTAACTGAGCCTTACGGTATTAGTTTCTTAGATCGCCTAAGGGACGCAGTAGTTGATTATAAAGGTTCAGATGAAAACCCTTTCAGTCAAATATATCTTATGGTTATACGGTTTTACGGATATGATGAAGCGGGAAATTTGGTCCGACCAGAAAACAAAGCCGAAGAAACCACTGATTCTAATGCAGTAATTGAAAAATTCATTCCATTTATATGGAGAAATATAACATTTACTGTACAAAACCAATCTGTTGTTTATTCGTGTGAGGCAGTTTCTGTAAATCAATATGTTGGGCTTGGTCAATTGTATTCAAAAATTCCTTACAATATAGAAATTTCAGGTCAATCATTGTCTGAAATACTCAATGGAGAGACAGTTTTCTCTTCAACTGATGATACCCCCGGCCCTCCCGACGAAGACGATGACAACGCAGGTGATCGCAAATCTCAACGTGCAGCCACACTAAAGCAAGGATTAGTAGCTGCTCTTAACAGGTATGAAAAAAGTGAGGCTGCCGAAAAAGGTGCATTACCTAATGAATATGACATTATATTGGATGAATCTTCTGGGTTGGCTAACGCAAAAATGGCTCAGTTTGATGAAGCATATTTGGCAAATTTGCCTATAGGAAATAGAACCAATCAAACACTGGCACAAAAAACAAGCAACGACAACACCCGCCGAAAATATAGTTTAATTGCAGGACAACCAATAGTCCAAGTTTTGGATTTGTTAATACGAGCCAGTACGTATATTACTGATCAGCAATTAGTTAAAATAACCGAAGATCCGGCTGTTGACAGAGGGGTTGGACCAACAGTAGAAAAAGCAAAAAAATATGCGAGGTTGCGTGACAGTTCCCAAGGTCCAGTAGCGTGGTACAAAATCACCACGCATATTGAACCGAAAGAATATGATCACAGACGTAATGAGCATTCTTATAAGATAACTTATATTATCTCCAGTTATCAAGTAAATGACTTGGTTAGTGAGTATTTCCCAAAAGCAAGATTCCGTGGAGTACACAAGGAGTATGATTACTGGTTTACAGGAGAGAATACCGAAGTATTGAATTTTGAACAACAATATAATTCATTGTATTATATTAGAATGGCACCACAATCTGTCTTATCAGAAGCCGGAATAGATCCGAGAACGAACCGAGAAGGTACGGTAAAGGGAACCACACAAGATACCTCTGACCAAAGCGAGGTAATGGGATCAGGAGAATCTGCCCGGCCATCAGCCGATGCTGCTAGTTCTTTGTACAGTCCCGCTGACCAAGCAACCGCAGAATTAAAAATATTGGGTGATCCAGCATGGATTCAACAAAGTGAAATATTATATAATAATATTAAAGAAATAGATTATAACCCGTTTTTGCCTGACAATTCAGTGAATTATGATAGTCAAGAACCACTTTTTAAATTAACTTTTAATCTTCCTACTGATTATGATATTGATGGAACAGGGATTATGCCTATTAATAACTTCAACAAGAAAAATGAAGAAGGAATAGGCAATAACGAATATATCTATAGAGCAAACCGCATTGTTAATACCTTTAGTGGTGGAGTTTTTACTCAAAACATTTCAGCAACATTTATGGACGAAGCCACAAAGGAGAATCTTAACAGAGGATCTGAAATAGATAGATTAGATAATGACCGCCCCGGTGCTGATCTATTAAATAATATTATATTTCCCGGAACACCGGCTGAGGTTGGAGAATCTAAAAATGTTGATACATTTGGACCCAGAAATGGACCATTTGGTATATCAGGAATAGATGTAACCCCGGATAACTCGGGACTAAATGATGATTAATAAACAACAGAGAATTTAATGGCTGAAAATATATTAAGAGGCAAAGGCAAAAGCCAAGGATACAAATTTGACAGAGGTGGTGTTGCGGTTGAATCAGGACCATACATTGGAGAAATCCGTAACAACATCGACCCACTACGTTTAGGACGTGTTAGCGTTTATATTGAAGAGTTTGCGGGTCCTGATAAAACAGATCCAGCACTATGGAGAACAGTAAGATACCTATC